CCATTTACATGATCACGGAACTAATCATATAAGCGGAGTATATTGGTTTAAAACAAATGGTCAAGATGGTAATATAGTTTTTAGAAATGCTCTTAAAGCATTAAAATGTAACCCTATTGGATCTACATATGCACACGAAAATGAGTTTCTTCCTGAACAAGGAAGAATAGTTATGTGGCCTAGCTATCTAGATCACAGTGTTAAAGAAAATAGAACTAAGTTTGATCGTATTAGTTTGTCGTTTAATATAGTTTTAGAAACTGGTGCTACGATTTAGATTCTATCCAATTTGCAAAAGATAGTAAATCATCAAAAATAATAGTCTTTTTCTTTATCTTTTGATTTGCAAATTTGTTTAGTTCTTTTATTGTTTCTTCACCGTGTCCTGTGCGTACTAATACCGGTTTAGCACCAATTTTAAATGCTGCTTTAAGATCAGAAATTTTATCACCTACGAAATATCCGTTTTTAAATTTGATATATTTAACTTCATTTTCGCATCGTTTAAACATTCCAATGTTAGGCTTTGCAAATATATCACTTCTTAAATTACTTTCGCTGTAGAATAGTGCATCTATACTTTTACAACCTGCTTCGCCTAATAGTTGAAACATATATTCGTGTACACGTTCTACATCGGCAGGAGTATATAGTCCTTTATTAATGCCTGCTTGATTTGTAATTATAACCATTTTGTGACCTAAATTTCGAAGTTTTGCCATTGCTTCTAAGCTACCAGCAATAGGAACAAAATCTTCAACCCTCCAAGTATATGTTCCTCGGTCAACGTTAATGACTCCGTCACGGTCTAACCCAATTACACATTTTGGTGCAATATTAGTTTCATTATAGAAGGTCTCAGTGTCTAATCTAGTATCTGTGTAACCTTCAGTCCATGCAATTCTAGTACTACTCATTTGGCGCTGACTGACTATCCCCTGGACCAATACGATAATTATCTTCAACACTATCTGGTGTACTTACTTCAGTAATGCTAGACTCGTCTCTTGTTGCTACTAATTGATGAGGTAGTAAAGGAGGATTATGCCAAACATCTCCTTCGTTTAATTCTTTTTCATATAGCATTGAATCCTTAGTATCAATATATCTAACTTTAAAACTTCCGCTGTTTACAAACCAACTTTCATCTTTTTCTTTATGAAAGTGCATACTTGTTTTATTACCTGCCTTATTAAAGAACATAATCTTTCCGCAGTATTGATCATTGGTTGCCCAAATTAATTCGTAACCCCAGCCTTTTTGTACTGCACCACTTAGACGTGTAGGTTCTGTTTTATTTTCCATTGATAAATTCCTCTAATTTTGTAAAATTAATATTTACTACATTACTTAATTTTTGTATGTCTGCACAAGTATATTCTTGATATTGACCTTTAAGTTCTTCTGGCATTGGTATAGTTTCAATTTTAGCGTTATATCTTTTAGCAACTAATTCTGCAACAGTTTGAAAACTTGTTGCAATACCTGTTCCAATATTAAAAATACCTGTTTCTTTAGTGCCTAATAGATAACGATGTATATTACAACAATCGCCAACATATATAAAATCACGTTTGTAATTATCACTATTTTCAAATAACTTGATAACTTTGTTTTCTTTAGCCTGTTTAAAAAACTTTGTCACAGGACTTGCTTGGTCGCCTTTGTGATCTTCATGAGGGCCATATACATTAAAATAACGAAATCCTTGTACAATTACTTTGTGTTGTTGTTGCATTACCCATCTGTCAAATAGATATTTGCTTGTAGCATAATAACTCTGTGGTTGTTTAGGAGCATCTTCTGTAAAGTCTGTATTACATCCATATACACTAGCACTTGATGCATATTGAAAATTTACACCCTTAGTATTGCATTCATTAAACAACCATTTGGAAAACTCATAGTTTTGAAGCATTACTTTATCTATATCACGTTCTGTAGTTGCACTAATTGCACCAAGATGAATTACCCAATCAAAACCTTCTACTTCAGGCAAAAACTCTGTATCCCATTCATATCCAAATAATTCGTGATCTTTATCTAAGAATGATTTTAAATTTTTACCAATAAACCCTTCAAACCCTGTAATTAAAATTTTCATTTTGTTAACTCTGTAAATTCTTTATTTTCTGGATGTGGTATAAAATTAATATTTGCTACAATCCTTGAAAGTGCATCAGTATGTGTACTACCTGAATGTTCTTGTTTAGCTGGAAACACTAAAAGTCTATTAAACTTACTTTCAATCTTAGTACCATCTTTAAATTCAGTCCATCCATTGTTATCGTTAAAATAATATACAGCAGTTAATGCACAATCATGAGGAGGATCTAAATCTATATGAAATCCGTGTGTGGTTAAAATATCTGCTCTTGGAGTTAAATTAACTTTTAATCTTAATAATGTATAAGTGTGACATCTATTAATTAAAGGAATAATTGCTTCACCTATTTCGGGGCTAGTAGTCCAATTTAAATTTTTATAAATTGTGTGAAAAAATTGTAATTGGTAAAGACTTGTGCCTTCTGTTTGAAATTTTTGAGGAACAGGTTGACCTGTCTTCCAAAATATCTCCTCAGATTCAAATAAGTTTTTTAAATTTATAGCATCGTTGTGTTCTAATGCATCGTCAATTACTAAGTACTTCATTTGCTTTTCTCTATAATATTAGTTGTGCTATAACCTTCTACTGTAGGTATAATATGCACAGGTGCTAAATCGTGTCCTACAATTTCTTCTACAGTATAGTCACCGCCTTTAACAATTAAGTCTGGCTTTATTTCTTTAATCAAATCATATGGAGTGTCTTCATGAAAAACAACAACTTCGTCTACATACGGAATAAGTTCTAGCTGTTCGCGTCTTGTTTCAAGATCGTTAAATGGCCTAGTTTCGCCTTTTAAACGTTTTACACTACCATCGCTATTAAGTCCTACAACAAGTTTATCGCCTAAACTACGTGCTTCTTTTAGCAGTGTAAGATGCCCTTTGTGTAATATATCAAAACAGCCGTTAGTAAAAACTACACGCTTCTTTAGATCTTTTTCGTTAAGAATGTATGTGCCTACATGTTTAACACTTTCAGTTGATCCTTGTACAGCAAGTTTAATTGCACTTTCGTAATCGTATCCTTTTGTAAGCGCATAAACAAATGCTGCTAAAAAACAATCACCGGCTCCAGTAACATCGTTAACTTCAACTTGTTCTACATCAACGGTATAATATGTTTTATCTATTTCTGCAATAGTAGGTTGACTTGCAGCAGTAATAATTATGTTACCTGTCCAACTTGTAAATCCTAAATCTTCAAATTCTTTTTTGTTAGGTTTAACTAACCAAGCACCGTCATAATAACTAACATGACGTTTAGGATCTACAATAACTTTACAATCATATTGATTAATGTGTTCTATAATATTGTTTGAGTATTCTAATACACCTTTATTATAATCACTTAATATAACATAATCGTATGTACTAAAATCTTTTGCACAAATTATTTCAAGTACACCTTGGCCATTAGTAAAATGATCTTGGTCTATACGTGTAACATAATGTCCGTCACATAATACACGAGTCTTAATACATTTTGGATATGACAAATCTAATAATTCTACATCAACGCCTAAACTTAATAAATTTTGATATACTAGTGCAGCGCCGCCTAATTGTTCCCATACTTCTTGTTGATTAACAACAGGCACAGGTGCTTCAGGACTCAATCTAGTTGAAGTTCCTGTAATGTATTTGTCAATGATTATATCGCCAATAACTAAGACTTTCATACTACAATTATACATTAAAACAGAGTGTTAGTCAAGTAAATTTATTACTTCAAATACTGTTTCTAATTTTTTAAGATTAACTTTTTTGTTTAATGTATTTTGTAGTCCATAGTGTAAAGGTTTTGGCCACATGCCAAAGCTACACCAAGAATACCCATCATGTTCACTGTTTAGTGTAGGAAGAAATTCTGTGTTTACTAAACACAGGTATGTATGAAAATGAAATTTAGAGTCATTTGATACAAAGGTTTCGAGTGGAATAGTTTTTTTAATTTCTACTTCACCAATTTCCTCAGTAATTTCTCGTCTTAACCCTTCCCAAGGAGTTTCAGCGCCTTCATTTGTGCCGCCAACAAGACCCCATACGTTATTACTACGTTTTCCGTTAGATCTATGTAAAAATAAAAATCTTTGCGTATCTAGACTATAAAATAAAGCGCCGCTACAAACTATATCACTCATACTAATAATTATGTTAGTATGCAAGTCTCCAGGTGCCATCTGGATATTCTCCTTCAAACGAAAGAATCCATTCTGACCCAGTCCATTTATATTGTTTATTAGTGGTGAAATTTGTAACAAATGTTTCTGTAGAAGTATTGATAGCTTTAAATATAACATTCCATTTACTACCATCCCATTCAACAATATCATTTACACTAGCTGCAAAGTCTGTGCCATCTGCATTTTTCCAAGCATCAGGACCATCTACATCTAGATATAATTCATAATAGACTTTGTCACCTTCGTTTAAGAATTCACTAAATTTTATTTGATATGTTTCGTCCGATGAATCAACTGTAAAATGTGTAGCATTTACTTGAGTACCATTAACAAAAACTTTTGAATTTACAACTTCATTAAATGGATATTTTGTATCATATAAGATAGTTCTATCAGACACAGTAAATTCTCCAGTGTGTATATGTCCAACATTTCCAAGTAGTAATATTCTAGGATTTGTATTAGGAAGTAATTTAGGATTTCCTTTAACAGGATCAATGATTGCATCAATTCCAGTTGTTCCGTTAATTACAGTATCATCTGGTAATGTATCATTGTCAATATTAACACTTAATACAGTTTGATCTAAAGGATTAATAGATACTGTACCTACAATTTCGTAACCATTAGAACGTTGTAACCTTAGTTCTGTAATATCAGGTTGGAATAATTGTGGTATAGATTTAATGTATCCTGTCCATGTTTCTGCGCCAACTACACCTTTTCCAAGTAACTGTGCGTAATAGCCGCCAGCACCATCATTCATAAAAATAAGATCGTAGTTATTATGGCTAGTAGCAACTAGAGTAGTTTCGCTAGTCATTGCTTCTCTTTTTCCATAAAGTTTATCTGGAACTTCTGCTTTGTTTTCATTAAGTACAGATTGTTTAACTAGACTTTGTGCATAAGCAGTATCGTCAATATTAACTTCTAATCCATTTTCACTAAACATTGCAGTAATAATATTTTGTATAACACCCAATTTTTTAACCTTAACTGGAGGACTAATAAAGATTGGTGTGTTAAATGTAAGTGTTGCAATATCAATTTCACTGTCAACACCAACAGGAATACTTCTAGAACTCCAATTAATATTATCTAAGTTTACTACACTCAAACTAGTCCAGTCAATATAATTGTCAGTAGTTTGTATTTCTAAACTTGGATTAAACAACATTAATATTTGTTCTATTATTTGTAATTTTTGATCTGTATTTGTTGCCCAAAGATCAAGATTAACAGTAAGTTTATACGGAGTAGGCATTAATCTTTCAATAGTGTAGTTTTTACCTTCTTTTTTGAGATATTCTACACCGTTAGCATCTACTGCACGTTCTCTAATGTTTAATTTGTTTACATAACTACTATCTGCTAATCTAGAAGTATCCATTTCTAAGCCAGTTACATAAACTGCCATTCTTGGAGCACTTGGTACTTTATTTTCGCTGTTATCACGAATAATGTTTGCAACTTGACGGGTTAAATCTCCGTAACTAATTGGAATCTTAACTACATTATTGTTTCCGTCTTTGTACCCAAATTCACTAAACATTCGAATTATTTGTGTAAGGTACCTTCTTATTTGTTGATCATAAAAATGTTGCATTAGTTATCTGCCTTTGGTCTAAGTGCTTGTGAAAGGCTTTGTTTTTCGTTAAACGTTTCACCTGCAACAGTAGTAGTTGCATCGTCGTTATTAATAAATGATCCTTTTTGGTTATTAGTAGTATCAGAACCGTATAGATCTGCACGTTGTACATCTTGTACTTTATTCCATCTTTGATTCTTATATTTAAATAATCTATTAGGCATAAAATCAGTTCTTAAGAAATAATCATCATCTTCTGGATTTGATGGAAAGCTAATACCATGTCCAAATACAGTTTCTCCGTTTGGCGGCAAACTTGTTCCAACTAAGTAACCTTTATAACCAGGTCTATCAGGTGGCTGCATTTCATTAAGGCCATCTGCGTCTTGTGTATTAGTTAATTCTGTCTTTCCATTTTCGTCAGTTTGTAGTGTAAAGAAACTAGTAATGTCATATCCACTTTGCTGAACTTCTTCAGTTGCTTCATTAACTACTGCGTTTGAAATTTGCATTTCTTTTTCATATGTAGATAACAAATCACGAAGTGTATTGCCCTCTGGTGTATCTTCACTTGCTGGCAAGTCTAATATATCTTTAAATTCTTGTCCGTCGTATATTTGTTTTAATTTCACACGATATAAATGTGGATACCATGTTTGACTAAATCCTTCTGCAGAACGATTAACATCTTCTACAACATAATACCTTTTAAGAGCTACATTATAATCGTTTTCAGCATATTCATCTTTTAGATGCGGAAATTCAATTACATCACCGCTCATTATTTTTCTGCCAAGTGTCTTAACACTGCTTCTTATATGTATTGTTAGAAATAATGTATCATTACTTAAAAACAATCCAAATTGGCTAAGATCAAAATCAATATCTTGTACATTGTAAATGCCTCTCATGGTATAAATGTCTTGATCATATTTTCTGTCTCTATTTTCTAGAAACATCATATCTTGTATTTGTGTATGATCTTTGACAGTTGTTCCGTCGTCAGTACCAATATATTTGTGAATATGTATATCAGTACCACCTACAGTAAACATTTCCTGGATCTGTTTGTCTAGGAATTCATAATCATTACTTTTTTCTGGTTTGTATAAACTTAATCTTGGCATATACATATTTATCGATAAATACAATACGGAGAAGATATCATTATGGCAGACTTAACAACACAAAAACAGGAAGTATTTGATTACGTTAACGCAATGCTCGGCGGTGGCATGATTGACGTTGAGCTTGATCCAGTACATTATCAAACAGCATTAAATAAAGCACTTTCTAAATTTCGACAGCGTTCGGATAATTCTGTAGAAGAAAGTTATTTGTTTATGCCAACTGTTGAAGATCAAAACACTTATACCTTACCAAATGAAGTTGTTGAAGTTCGTCAAATATTCCGTAGATCAATTGGATCACGCAGCGGTGGAGGAGATGGCGGCACATTGTTTGAGCCGTTTAATTTAGCATATACAAATACATATTTGTTATCAAGTTCTAATATTGGCGGTCTAGCAACATATGACCTTTTTAGTCAATATCAAGAACTTGTCGGACGTATGTTTGGTAGTTTTATTGAATTTAAATGGAATACTACAAACAAACAATTAACGTTACTACAACGTCCTAGAACTGAAGAAACTCTTATGCTTTATGCATATAACTACCGTCCAGATAGTGAACTATTAAATGATTATCTTGCGCAGCAGTGGATTAAAGATTATACTTTAGCAACGTGTAAGTATATGCTAGGCGAAGCAAGAAGTAAGTTTGCTACTATTGCAGGCCCACAAGGCGGTTCAACACTTAATGGTGATGCACTAAAAAATGAAGCTATGCAGGAAATAGAAAAACTTGAAAAAGATGTTCAAGAAGCTGTTTCTGGCGGCGCAGGATACGGCTTCACCATTGGTTAATGTTAACGCTATAATCTAAACATACTGTAAATACAGTATGACATACTTTCAACACAAAGAAGCAAATCGTTTGTACTGGATGGTTAAAGGTCACCTTATCCC